CCACTCTGGAAAGTGCGGGCGGCTCAAAGTAGGACTGACCGCATCTGGGACAGACGAAAAGCCGCACTACATTATTTTCTTTCATCATCGTTCCTCCCCACATTTCAAATAAGCGTCCAGCAGCCCCGCCCAATCAAAGCCGAAGTCATCGTAGCCTTGGATACAGGTCTGCATATAGGAAATGGACGGGATGCCGATGGGCCGGTTCTCGTACATGATGTACACGAATACCCGGCGCTTGCGGATCTTGCCCGTGCGGATACCCTTGACGGGCAGCGTCAGTTCTTTCTTGTAATAGAAATTCGGAAAGCCCTCGTAGCGGTCGAGCGTCTTTTCGTCCGCTGGAGTGACCTCCCACACGCCGACCGGCACCGAACTACCCGGCTTCTTTTCGACCGTGAGGTAAGAGCCTGTTTTACTTCCCTTGAAAAGCAGCTTGTGGTCTTCCAGGACGGATGTCCCGATGATCCGTGCGGAGGGGCAGCGCATCCGCATCTGCTGAACATTGAGGTTGCTGCCATAGGCGATGTAATAGCGTTTTTCCATAAAAAATCTCCTTTCTGAAGTTGCCTTCTACCACCGAAAGCCCGCTATCTGCGGGTTCGGGGGCCTCTGGGCGGCGTCCTTCAGGCGGCTGCTCTGCCGTTTCGGAAGGCTGCGTCCCCGTCAAGGCGCTTCGTCAGGAGCTCTCTTGCGGTCTTGAACTCCTCGCCGATAAAGCCAAGGCGAAGGAGCCAGGTGCGCATTGCGTATTTGGGGTTTTCATTCTGCTGGGGTCTGGGGCTTGCTGTCCGCACCGTTTTTGCCATCTGGCTGAGTGCGAGGCAAAGCTGAATGTAGCTCTTGAGCTGTCCGGCGTGGAGTCCGTTCTGCCTGCCGTCTGCCGGGGCGTCGAACTGGAAGAGCCGGAACTCGACCGTGCCCTTGGTAAAGGTGGCGTGGAGGTTCAGCATATGGTAGCGGCTGTCGTTGTAGTGCTGGCTCCTGTCATGTTCGGCGTTCTGGCTGCTGTACCAAATGTTTGCAAGCGCCGCCATCGTGGTGGGCTTTCTGCGGTTGACCTGCTCCAGAAATCTGGGGTCGACCGTTTGGCAGTATTGGCAGATCCGACCGTAATCAAGGCAAAGGGCTTTCGCCAGGAGGTCTTCGTGGCTTGCCATGATGTTGGCAAGGTTGCGGAGCGTTTGTGGTGTGTGCCCTTTGGCACCGATGTGAATATGAACGCCGCAGCCTCTTGTGGCATCGCTTTTCGCGCCTGCCTTGCGGAGGCGGCGAATCAGTTCTTGCAGGGTTTCCATGTCAGCGTAGGTGAGGATAGGCGTGACCATCTCGCATTTCTCATCGTCTGGACCGGCAATGCTGCTGTCTCTCTGGAACTTCCATTCCCGGCCGCTCTCGTCCCAGACTGACCAGGCGTAATAGCCGTTGCGGTAGGAAGTGTCCCGGTAGCGCCCAGTCCCGAAGAACTCGGCGGCGACCCTT